AAGCAAATTGTTTGATCTTAGTTCGAAGGGTATCGATATTACCTTCTTCAGAACCATTGATAATAATATAGTCGAGTGCTAGTTCATTACACATAGCTTTTGCGACTGTAGTTTTACCAAGACCAGCGGTACCGGTGAAAAGCATATTAGGCAATTCACCGGTATCCACTATCTTTTGGAATGTTTGTTTGAGATTATCTGGTAAGATAGTCTCGGCAACAGTTTTTGGGCGATACTTTTCTACCCATAAGAAATCATTAGACATTTACACCTCACATAATATATTATAACAAAGTTCACAAACGGTGTAAACAGTTTATTCTTCTTCCATTGCCTTTTCTTGTTGAATGTTTTCAACAACTTGGATAACTTGTACTGCGTCATCACGCAATTTACCAAGTGTAGACATCTCTTCACCTTTGACAGCACCACGTTGAGACATGGCATCAATCACAGCAACTGTTGAACGTGACACCTGATTTGACAGCGTCAACAAATGATCATAGCGATCAGGTTCTTCTTTTTTACTCATCTTAAACTCCGTACGAAGATGTTTTTTCTAATGCAATCCAATATTGAACGTTCAGTTCTTTATGTGTAAACCGAGAAATACGTTTACTTGAGATCTCTACATTATAATCACCAGTAATAATTTTCAAATTTGAGATACTCAATACAAAATTAAACTCGGTTCCTTCTGGATACTCTCCATCAATATCGATCGAAAAAGTATTTGATGTAGAGTTCTGGCTATCTACAACAGAAAGACTAATTACACCTTCTTTGCCAGTGATAGACACTTCATCGTGACCAAGAGCGGATGCAGCTCTCTTGATTTTGTTGAGTGTATCATTAGTCAGTGTAAACTTCACCTCGCTTTCAGGCATGATGATGTCTTTCTGAGGAGAGGTTAGTGTTTCTTCTGGTGAAAAGAAATACTTAACCTTTGAACGACCGGTGGAATCACCAACCGTTACGTATTCTTCGGCAAATTTAAGCCGAGGAACATCGACAAGACTAAGTACACCAATGAACTCAGAGAGATCATAGATGCCAAAATCTTGTGGAAATTCTTGCTCGACAATTGCAGTAGCAACAACATTACGTGCCTCTGAAATTGTCTTAATAGTATTACCTTGTTTAATCAAAACATTTGGGTTAATGCCTGAAAAGTTTTTCAGAACATTTAAAGTATATTCATTTAGTTCCATTATATATCCTCCAAAAGATAGGTATATTATAACACAAGTTCATTGGCTTGTACACTGTTTTTCATCTTACTAAAGTTCTTTTCTTTCACAAATTCTATCTTGTGATTGAACTTACCGTCGAGTATCTCACCTTTGTGAGAGATAACGAATACGTTTGTATCTTCACCAAGAGTGTACAAAATCTTCAGTAGATTTTCTACACCATCATGGTCAAGACTTGAATCAAATGTCTCATCAAGTAAGAGAAGATTAGTTGACACGGAGTTCTTCATCTTTGCTACTTGTCGCCAAGTAAAGAGAAGAGCCAAGTCAATTCTTTGTTTTTCACCTTCACTAAATGAGTCATAGGTAAATTCATCTCTATGTCTTGAACGAATGACCTCTTGAAATGATTCGTCAAGATGAAAGTGTACAAAGAAATCGAGTACTTGTAAATACTGATTGACAAGTTTATTCATAACAGGAAGATACTGTTTGATAATCTTTGTCTTGATTCCAGTGTCTTTCAGCATTTCTACGATGACGGCATTGTAATTAAACTCTTCAGAGATCTTCATCTTACTTTCGAGTTGATCACTTCTGTCATCTTCATATTTAGATAGATCGGCACGAGCCTCAGTGAGATCCGCGCCAATCTCTTTTTCTATATGCGACCGATAATCAGATATGGTCGCTTGCAGTTTTGAAATCTCTTTCGAGTTGGCAGTGAGTTTATGTACCCGATCTCGAAGCGTTGAAAGTAGGTTAGTCTGTTCACTAATCTCCGATTCCACTCCTTGGCCTTCCGTTCCGATTTCTTTAATCTCTGCCTTCCACCGATCCCTATCTGTTTGTGTCGATAGTAGAATCTCATGTTTATGGCCGTCTGAAATGGTTTGGTCGCACACGGGACACGATTCATTCTCTTCGAAAAAGGTGATCCGCTTCTCGAGGTCGCGGATAGTCGATTGCCTATCTTGACCTCTGAGGAGTAGACTCTGCTTCCTATCCTGTAACAGTCCCAACCTTTGTTCGGCCTGTGATACAGATTCATCGAGTCCGAGACTAAGCTCACTATTCTCAGCCTGTAGTTCATCGATGACACTCTGCGATGCTTGTATCCTAGATTCATAGTCCTTTCGATTCTCTTCAGTTAGTGCTGCGATATCGCGAATATACTTCTTTTGAGATTCAATTTTAGTTTTCACGATATCTATGTTGTAATCTATCTGTTTGAGATTATCTTTTAACTGTGCATTTCGTTCCTTTAGGATTATGTTCATCTTTGAAAATACGTTAATGTCAAGAAGATCTTCAATCACTTCTCGACGGATTCCACCAGGTAGCTGCATAAAGGGAATAAATGAGGAGCTACCTAATACAACTACCTGATGGAAAGACTTATGGTTTAACTTCAATATATTCTGTTCAAGTATCTTTTGATATTCTTTTGAATGTGATGACTGATTAATCATATCACCATTCTTCCAGATCTCAAATACATTTGGCTTGATGCCACGACATACTTTATATTGATGACCACCAATATTGAATTCAACTTCAACTAAACAACCTTCGTTGTTAATTGAATTTACAAGTTGTGCTTTGTTAATATTACGATGTGCTTTACCGAAAAGACCGAATGATATAGCATCGAGCATGGTGGATTTACCTGCACCATTCTGACCTACAACAAGTGTAGTCTTATCTTTATTCAAGGGAATCTCAGTAAAGACATTTCCCGATGACAAGAAATTCTTGTACCGTAAACTTTTAAATTTGATCATGCGAAATCTAGAGCCTGTGCTTCTGTCATAAGTTCCCTGACTTGTATTTTGATTTTATCTTTATCAAGATCTGTGTCGACCGCGTCAATATACGAGTCGACAATCTCTTGGGTGTCGTCAAAATTAATCTTATCATCCTCGATATTTTCTCCAAGGAACTCCTGAAAGTTTTCAGCAATTTTTAATTCTACAATATTTTGTGACTGAATACGATCAATAAATCTATCAAACGTAAACAGATCTGACTTATTTACGACAACAACCTTGACAAGTTTGCCGTCTAATTTTCCAGTATCATAGTTATTATAATCTATTTTCTCGTCATTGTACACAATTTTTTCAAATAAAGTATGAGGATTTCTTATTTTTTCTATCTCACGTGTTTCAGTATCAATCACATGGAAGTACTTTGGATCATGTGCATCTGACCAGAAGAATTCCATTTGACTGCCAAGATACCAAATATTATCTCTACGAGAAGAACAATGGAAATGACCAGTCAATACCAATTCAAAACGTTTGAAGATATCTGGCGCCATACCATGAGTGTTCTTAATTCCTCTCATCATTTCAAATCCGTTCAATTCAAGATGTGCACCAAGCCAGTCGGCTTTACACTCTTGAATGAACTTCATTGACGACTCATAATTTTCAGGATTGATCCAAGGGAGAAGCGCAATCTTCAATGAGCCATATTCCATTACAGATGGTTCCATAACAATATGGATTTCATTCATATAATGACCGAGACATTCTTTTAATGAATTCAGATCGTTTGTGTTCTTATAATATGTGTCATGATTACCCGGAATAATATCCATCTTCATACCATATTTACGAAGTGGGTCTAAAAAATACTTACGATTATGATTAAGTGCTTTAAAGTTTACAAATTTCCGGTGGTCGTAATAATCCCCGAGGTGTAAGACTTGTTCAATCCTGTTTTCTTGACAGTAAGGAAAAAAGACTTCTGAGTAAAATTTGGCTGAATTGTTGAGAAAGATCTCGGAAGAGTTACGTATACCGCAATGTGTGTCATTTAATACTGCTACCTTCACTGAAGAAACTCCGATAAATCTGAATCTGCTTTTACTGTACGTTTGCGTTTCTTTTCTTCTTTAGCAAATTCTTTAATTTCACTATCGACATGTCGTACCTTTTCAATACGATCACGTAGTGTATCGACAAATGCACCAACAACCTGTTGTGACATGTCATCGCCAAGATCGTTGTCAATAAAGTTCTCAATACCTGATTTTGTAAGATACTTAAATTTTATTTCTTGTTGCTTTTTCTCTTTTGCAATACGTCGAAGAAATGCATACCAAGTAATTTGCGTAAAGTAAGCAAAAGCATTTGGTTTACCGGTACGAGTAGCAGCTTCGAGATTATAATTCTCAATAGCCTTCAAACAATTTTCAACTGCATCCATGACCATCTCTTCGCGATACGTGTAGCGAATAAAATTGGATTTGTGAGACAAACCCTCAGCGATTCGTAAGAAACAGCTAGCAATATAGTCTGGTACGATGGGAAGTTCTGTTTGTTTTTTCTTGGCTTCTTGTACGGTTGTTACATAGTCAACAACTGCTTGTGAGAACTCGGCATTATTTACGTAATGTATGCTTGCGCGTTTTGTTCGTGCCATGTCG